GCTGGTGTCTCTTTACGTTTAAGAGCAGTTCAAGTTATAACTCTTGTAGAGGGTGGTCAGTCAGCAGGTGGTTATGGTTTTGAAGAACAGGAAGGCTATGAATATGTAGAAGCTCCGAAACTTGAGCTAGAACCTGCGCCTGAAGCGTTTATAGATACGCAAACTCCAGAACCTGCAGCAGCAGAAATTAAAGAGCCTGTTAAAAGAGCAGATGATAAACCAGCGGCAGAAACTAAAAAATCTTCAGAGCCTTTACCGGAAACAGGTGAAGTTAGTCTTGATGATTTAGTTTCGGAATGGGAGTAAAAACATGAGAGGATATTCACAAATAGTTATTGAAGCAAATCAAAACGCCATAGTTTTGCATGATGGAGATGAAACCGAGGTACCTTTGTCGTTACGTTTAGGCGAAATGTGTATTGCAAAAAGATACTCGGCTGCTGCAGTTGCACAAAAATTAAATCTTTCACGTCAGACAGTGTATGATTGGTTTTCGGGAAAAGCAACTCCGCAGGTTTCACAAAACGACAAGATTAAAGATTTAATTGAAGAGCTAAGCCGTTTAATTTAATTAAATAGGGAGGTAACTCCATTACTTTGTCGCACTACTCACTAGGATAATAATGCAAACATCAGAGTTTTTAAAACATATATGGCCTGACACAGGTCAATATTGCATCGTTGGTAAAGACCAACAAAATATAGTCCAACCTAAATTTGTAGATGACTTTGCAACAGCGGGACAGACTATCAATAAATTTTTAAAAGATAAGCAAGATATATATTTTGCAATGTCTTCGTGGGGGGATAAAAATAACAGACAAGCAGTTAACGCAAAAGAACAGAAATGTTTATGGCTTGATATAGATTGTGGTTTCGACCACAAAAAAAGAAAGTATAAAGACTATAGAACTAAGGAAGATGGGCTCGTGGCACTACGAGAATTTACTGATGCCACGAAGTTTCCTCCGCCTACTATTGTCGACTCGGGAAATGGTATCCATTGTTACTGGACTTTTACAGACGCAGTTAACAAAGATATATGGAAACCCGTAGCCGACGGATTTAAATTTTTATGTATAAAACACAAACTTGCAGCTGACCACGGGTGTACCAGTGATGTTAGTAGAATACTAAGAGTGCCGGGTACAAAAAACTTTAAGGATATAGAAGACCCTAAAGACGTCATTATCTTACAGCAAGGGGCTCATACTTCTTTTGATAAAATAGCGGAACTTGTACCGGTTGAATTAGTTACTAAGAGAGACAAAGCTAAAAGACCTATGGATGAAGCGACAAAAGCTATCCTAGGTAATCATACGTCTAAGTTTTTAAAGATAATAAATCGCATTAGGGAAGGCGATGGGTGTAAACAGTTAGAGCATATAATATTAAACCAGGCTAAAATAGAAGAGCCCCTATGGCGTTCTGGTTTATCAATAGCTACCCACTGCGAAGATAGAGAGATAGCTATACACAACATATCTAAGCACCACCCTGACTACAATTTTGACAAAACTAACGAGAAAGCGCTTAAGATTCCCGGCCCACATTCGTGTCGAGAGTTTGAAAGTTTAAGACCTACCGGGTGTAAAAGTTGTAAACATCAAGGGAACATAACTTCTCCTATACAACTCGGTAAAGTTATAGCTAGAGCTAAAGGCTCTGACAATTCTATTGAAGCTCGTAGTGAATCACTAGATACGATTGTAACTTATCACATACCAGATTTACCGTTTCCTTATTTCAGGGGTAAAAATGGTGGCATATATAAATCGTTACCTGACGATGATGATGACGGAATTCAAGTATATGAATATGATTTTTACCTAGTAGAAAGATTAGAAGACATTGAATTTGAATGTGCTTGGTTTAAGGTTCATTTGCCTAAAGATGGGGTAAAAGAATTTATAGCTAGAACCTCTGACTTATTGACAAAGGAAAAAGCCAGAGCAATTCTTGTAGATAAAGGTATCGTTGTGCATGGTCGTCAAGTAGATTTAGTAATTGAGTACATAGTAGCATCTATTAAAGCTCAACAGAGAGATGTTAACGCCGCTAAAATGCAAAAACAATATGGGTGGAACCCTGGTGATGCGTCTCAGAAAAACAAAATATTAATAGGGAACAGAGAAATAAGTGCCTTCGGCATAAAATATTCTCCTGTTTCTAATGCCTTAAGTGACTTTAATCATACCCTAGTTAAGAAAGGTAGCTATGAATTGTGGAAAAAAGCTATCTCTATTTACGAGAGGCCTGGCATGGAGGTACGAGCCTTTGGTTTATTTTGTGCTTTTGGTTCTTTGTTGATGCCCTTTTTTAAGTCTCGAGAAAAGTCAGCTATTGTAAATTTATACAACGCTGAGTCGGGCCAAGGTAAAACTACAATACTGCAAGCTATGACAAGTGTATATGGTAATCCCGACACGGATGCTAAACTAATTAACTTATGGGGCGACACACAAAATTCTATCATCAATCGTTTAGGGTATATGAATAACCTTGCAACAGCAGTGGATGAGATGTCTAATGTTGACCCCAATGCTCTACATGAATTTTTAAAGTTTGTATCTACAGGACGAGGTAAAAATAGGTTAGGTAACGGAGTTAACAATGAAAGAACCAATGACACAACTTTTAATTTAATTTGTGTGGTGAGTAGCAATACTGATTTTAGAACAGTTATGTTTGCGGATAAAGCCAAAGCAAGTGGGGAGATGGCAAGGTTTTTTCAAGTCCGAGTATCTGCGGATACCAAAACATCTAAAGAGGAAGCGGATAGTTATTTTAGTTTGTTATTTGAAAACTATGGACATGCTGGTGAAATTTTCTCTCAATATTTAATTGCAAATTTAGATAAGGTAAAAGAACAGTTAGCTAGTATGCAGTTACGAATAGACAAAGAGTTAAAAATAAGTGGGCCTGATAGAAAATATTCTGCTTTGTTCGCCGCTGTATTCTTAGGAGCTATAATAGCAAAGCAGTTAGGCATACACAAAATACCTATAGATAGTGTGTACAAGGCTATAGGTGAAGAATTTAAACAAAGTAAGACTGAGATTAAACAAAGAGACTTCGATGCTTTACAAACACTTGGAGATTTTTTACATGAAGCTAAGAGCTGTACTTTGGTAATAAACAACAACATAGATAAACGAACTGGCGTGGCAGAAGCTCCAATTATGAAACCGGTATTAGATTTAAAAGTTCGAGTTGAACCTGATACTCACACTATCTATATACCTGTATCTATAATGAGAAGTTATTTAGAATCACAAAAAGTAGAATACTCAGATTTTATAAAAGGCTTAAATAAGTACAAAGTATTAACAAGAAAATCAGATATTAAAATTTTACATAAGGGTTTAGATATCAGTGCACCAGGTGTAAGATGTTTATGGATTGATAACAAAAACTTCGAAGAACTTCAAATTCAAAACTTACCATTGGACATACCAAAACATGTTAACTAACGGCACAGATTATCAAATTGATTGGCCCAACTTTGAACCAGGGACTTCTATATTTATACCGGCAGTAGATATTGAATCGGCTATCAAAGCGATACAAAAAGAAAGTGAGCGCCTAGAGTTTAAGTACGTGCACAAAGTTGTAATAGAAAACGAAGTTCAGGGAGTTAGAGTTTGGAGACTTGAGTAGCTCCTAGTCATAAACTTCTCTACGATACTCTTCTATAAGCCGTCTTAATTTTCTACTTGTTTTAGAGTTATCAAAATAATCTGACTCAACCAAATACCCTAATTGTTCTTGTCGTTCCTGAGCGTATCGTCTTAACTCTTTTTCTTTTTCCGCCGGCTCCATATTTGGGTTACGATATACTTCATTTTCTAATTTACGAATTGAAGCCATTCTTTCATCTAATGATTTAAGGTTCGAGTAAACGTCAAGAAACTCTTGGTTTTCTTCTCGGTATTTTTCAGCCTTTGCCTTATTCACACCTGTAGTTTTGTCTAGAGCATTATAAGTTTTGTATATTTCATTTACTTGTTCACGTAGTTCATAGAAATCTGATTGATTTCGACTACCTTCTTCTGAAGTATATAGTCGGAAAGTCCCAGGTATATCTCTCAACCCTTCTCGGTCCATCGCCATAATACCTTCAATACCTGTATTTTTAGGTAGTACAATCCCATTTATATCTGCCATCCATCTTTCGGTAAATAGCTGGATGATTCCAGCGGTGTATCCTAAAGTACCACGTAAGATGTGGTCGATATACATTGGTGATATTGTTTTGCCTGTTTCTTCTGCAAAGAAGTTTGCTACACTAATAGAAAACTGCGATGTTGTGCGTGTGTATTGTTCTTCAGGCGCTCCAGAGAATTTTTCTTGTCCTCTTCCTACGATAGGTCTATCTTTATACAGGTCATAATTATAAGCGGCTTCTAAAAAGGAACCAATACCAGTAGGCATAGGACCTGGAGTAGCTATACCTTTTAATAGCGCTCGTTTAAAAGCTAACTTCATTTTTTCAGAATCTTCAGAGTCTTCTATGTAAGCTTGGTATAGGTGTTCTGGAATTACTTTTGCAATCAATGTCCATAAATCAGGTCGTAATGGCATTGTAAAACCTACTGTTTGAAACGTTATACCTAACGGGCTATCTTTATCAACTGAAAATCCAGAAGGGATAAACAACACATTATCTCTATACGCAGGGTCAAGTTCTTCAAACTCTTCTTCACCGCCCATTAACATGTTATACATTATAACTAAAGGAACAGTCTGAGTAAGTGCGTTTAAATTTGAACCTAACGCTTGCATTTTAGTTTGAGGAGAGATGCCATCTAGTAACAGAGTTCCTCCTACTACATTCAGTGCTTGTAGGTTAGCGTTAACAAAAGGCGCAAGTTGTCTAGCTATGTTAACTACTTGAGCAGAACCTGTTCTTCTAAAGTTAATAATTTCAGCTGCTCGTAAGGTAGCAAGGCGAGCATCTTTAGTTTCTAGCATGGTTTGAGAGTATACGGCTTGCCTTATTAAATTATCTGACATCTGCGAAAACTTTTGCAGGGGAGCTACTAAAGTCTCAAGTATTTTTTTATAAGAACTTGTTTCTTGGCTATAACCATTTCTACGAATCTCTTTCTCTACATTTTCTACTTGCTTACTGTAATCTCTAATTCCTGCTACGGTAGCTTTTTTTAATTGAGTTCTTGCGTTACTTAAACCTACTGTAGATAGCGCTATTTCTTTTACTACTTGCAATGGTAACATTACAGGAAACTTAACACCGCTGGTTAAAAACGTAGCGAAAGCATCCATTGGAATTTGGATAATGCTGAATATAGGATTTAACACAATGTTAAGTCTCAAGGTATTAATTATAGGAGCTAAAAATCTAAGCATTGGTAGGGCAGCGGGCTCAAGACCTGTAAAAGCTTCAGACATTATCTTAGACCTATATTGGAATGATTCTTTTTTACCATCCATCCAAACTACAATAGTTGTACCATCATTTTTATTTTTGTTAGTTGTATCTTTTATGACCCAATCATTAGGGCTTGTTCCAATATTACCCATGTATTTTTTAGTCAACACAACTTTATTAACAGCTGACTGATTTTGTACAGATTTTCTTACTATATAGTGAGCCCACTTTTCCATGTTATCAAAAACATTATGCACAGGTCGGTAGGAACCTTTATATTTTTTATCTGTTTGAGCATCTAGTAAACCTCTTGTGTTTTCTTGAGGCCCAATTTTTTCTCCCATAGCTCTGTAAAAAGGAACATAGTCCATTACATCTAATAACTTTTGAGCTTGCTCTTCATTATACAAACCACTTTCTACTGCAAAATTTATAACGTTTTCTCTAACAGCGTTCCAAATATTACTTACCTCTGCCAGTTCAGGATATAATTTAATTTGTTTTAAACCACTTCTTTGTTGCTCTATAGTCATGCTTGGAACTTTAAATCCCGCAGCATAAACTTTTTTAGCTTGTGTATTTTTACCTTGCCTTAACAAGCTAAGAACTTTCTTTTCAACTTTTAAATTAGTGCTTCGTAAACCTTTATTTCTAAGCGCCACAAAATATGAGTGCGCATGCTCTACTACTTTTTGAAGGGGTATGCCTTTTTTCCCAGAGATGTCTAACAATTGTCTTTCTAAATCTTTCATAGACATACCATTTTCTTCTACCATAGCTTTAGACGTATCTTCATCCCACTTTATATCGCCTTTAAATATAAAATTTGTAGCTACATCATCAGCTTTTACTGCTTGACCACTATCTAACATGTAAAAAGCTTTTTCAAAATCTTTTGCAGTAACGCCTTGTTTCCTCATGGATTTTCTAATGGCCCCATTTAAAGCCGCTTCAAAGTTAAATACTTTAGTCTGCACCCATCTCATACCGGCACCTACATACCCAAAAACAGTATCAAATCTAGGGTCATCCCCTGCGGTTACATACTTAGGTACCTTTGGCGGAGGTGGTGGAGCAGCAGGTTTTTGACCTGACTCTTTTAAAAGTTTATCGCCTTCTTGTTCTATGTTAGTTGTTTTTTTAAAGTTAGGGGTTTTACTGTTATCTGCAGGGGTTTGAGGTCCTTGCATCAAAGAAGGTGCGATTGCCACTAAGTCATTTAAAACTGAACGCTGTTGTATGTCTATGTTGGGCGATTGTTTACCCGCCCGACGGTTAACGGAGTTAATCGCGTTTTGAACATATGTAATAAAATCATCCCAAAGTGATTCAAATAGATTAGCTCTCTTTTTAACTTTAGACGGTATCTGCGCCAAGCCAATTTGAAATCTTTCATTGGAAAAAGCTTCCGCTAGAAACTCCAAAACATTAGTCATTCCGTATTCATTATTAAAAACATAGCCTGGAGCTGAAAAATTAGTTGGAACAGGTGGGTAATACGAATCACTATCAAATCCTGCCTCACTTTCAAATCCTGCCTCAATCAAATCCTGCCTCCTATTAAACTCTTTTACATTTTCAATATTTGCTTCATAAACATTTACCATAATGTCTTTTAGTTCCTGCCCAAGCTTGTTTTTAGGTTCTAAAAGATTAGGGTTCCTAATATCATCTAATCTTGGATTTTTAAATAGTGTTTCAGTAATACCTACGGTTGCTGCGTGAACAATTTCATGGATTATAGTAGCGTTCGTTGCAAACATATCTGGCGTAGGTTGTTGAAATTGTCGGCGACTACTACTCAAATTTAACATTTTTATTTTGATTGCGCGGTCAGATTCTGAATAATATCCCAAAACACCTAGTACCATTGGCGAATTTATATCTTCATCCATTCTATCTACTAACACATCATTCATACCTGGTACTTTTTTAAGTATTTTAACAACTGCTTTTTCTGTATTAGTCAAAGTCTGTGTCTCTTCTAACATTTGTAACACATCTACCACATTAGTAGTCTTTTCAGCAGCTATATTATCTTTTATTAAGTTATTAAGATTGCGAGCAGGGAGTGCATCGGTAAAGTCGCTAGTAATACTGTTATTATCTAAAACGGCATCTACATAATTAGATTCATTTTCAATCTGTACGTTTAAGCTATTAACCAAATCAAAAGCTATTATTTTTTCGAAGTTAACTAAGTCACGAGCAACATTAAACTTTCCATCATCAAATTTAAGAGTTAGAGCTGTTTGTAAAGCTACATCACCTTTTGCTTTACCCATATCATCTTGATATTTTTTAGCGGAGGGGGGAGCTTTTACAACTCGTATGTCATTTCCCATCTCTAGTATCGTGGCTAAATCATAAGTAGTAGATTCTGTATATACTTCTGTTAAAAATTGTACAACGGGGTCGCCATAGATGGGGGAGTCAGCCTCATACATTGCTTCTTTTCGTGGATTACGAGACACGTCATCTTCTATTATATCCAGTCGATACCTAAAATCTTCAACTGTTTCATTTAACGCATGAGTTAAGTTTATTGCTGGTTTTACTATCTGTTTTCGTATTCTTTTTTCTGCGTCAAGTATCTCATCAAACGTTGCGTCAGCACTATATGGCTTGCCACCGTTTAAATTCATTTTATTTTTTTGAATTTTTAAAACTGAATTTTTTAATTGAACTCCTAAACTATTAATAGTGTTGTTAATTTCTTGTACTTGATTATTGGCGAATGTTTCACCACCGGGTTCGTTTGCTGCCGTTCCATCTTCTATTTTTTGAATTACGTTGGCACGCCGGTCTATAAATCTTTTTATTTGTTCTAGTAGTTCTTGGGCTACAGTACGCCCCGTTCCATCTCCTTTAACTAAATAAGGGCCAATAGTTTTTTGCCATTTATCTATCGTATCAAAAACAGCATTCATTTGGACTCGTTGTTGCGCAGGAGTTATAGCGCCGTCTTGGTTTTCTTCTATTTGTTCATTAATATTTTCAAGTGCGTCTCTTAAAATTGAAGGGTATTGAGCTCTCCTAGCTGTAATATTGTCATCTGTAGTGCTAAAACTACCATCGTTTCCTATTGCTGATTTTAATTGGTTAGGGTCAAACACACCAATGTTTTTAGCTGAATTGCCAGAAGTAGTAGGCTCCATTATAAAAAAACCGTCATATCCTAATGATTCAATAATATCAATGTTGTCTTCAATAGGTTTATAGTTTTGTTCAGCAACACCATTTTTAAACTTTAAAGCCTCTGCAGTACTTTTTTGTTTTTGTATTTCTTGATAAACAATATCAATATCATCTGCGCTTTCATAGTCCCAAACATTTTCTGCTCTTACATAGACAGGCAATACTCGTGAACCCTCGTTTGGATTGAGGTTTCTTACAGATGATGTCCCTGTCTGTGTATTTCCGTATTGAAATGCAATACGTTGTGCTTCTTCTGGTGAAGGCGACGCATATACAGCACCTGTTCCAGGAAATGGGTTTGTTAGAAAGTAATTAAAGTCGTCTTTTGCGTCTGTAGCATGGTAGAAAGGTATTAACTCTCCAGGGTTGGCTTCAAAACCTCTAATGTCTAGTTGTCCTTCTTTATATCTAAGTTGAGTATTACCCGCCCACTGGTTTAAGTTAGATAACCGGGCTAAGTTAGATAAAGGTTCGCTTCTACTGTCGTTATAAGGTTCACTTCTACGGTAGTTAGTACCACCTTCGTCAGAGTCTGGACCGCTTTCATCTATACCAGTTACCTCAGTTATGTCTTCTCTAGTAGCAACTTCATCTGCTAAACCTACGCTTGTATCAAAACCTTGGTCTTTCCCTGATAATATTTTTTTCTGCTCAGCTTTAGCAGCTTTCTTTTTGGCTAATGCAGCGCGTTTTCGCTGCGCTCCACTAATAGGTTTTCCAGTATTATCTGTATTGACATCATTTCTAGTTCCGACAAGGTTTTGATTTCCTTCGGCATTGGCATCTGGTTGTCCGCCAGGTATTGCATTGCTAGCTCCAGTTGTCGTTGGGTCCACTGCGGTATCTTTTGCTTCTCCTCCTTTTGCATTTTGAGCTCCTTGTAAAAATTTAGTAACAGCTTTTTGATTTATCTTTTGATTCTTCGGTATTGCGTCTAAAATCTGATAAACATTATTTTGTTTTTTTAGGTCTTGATTTAATAAAAGTTTGTATGCGTTAGAGCTAGGGTTAAGCTGAAATGTTTTTAATACGTCTTTAGTTATTAATCCATCTGTAGCAGCGTATGATGCGACTTTATTAAGAGCATTCGTTGCTTTCCTTTTTTCTTTTGTTTCTTCAACTTTTAATGCAGCCTCTTCTTCGTCTTTAACAATGTTCTTTAAGCCTTCATACCCATCTTTCTTTACCTTTGATACTTCAGGTAAATCTTTATCTTCTTTCTTAATTCTTTTCTGTTCTTTTTCGAATTCTTCTGCTATGTTGTCTCGATTAATTTTAGTATTAGTTAATTTTTGATTAACGCCTGACACACTTCCAGCTATAACAAATGCAGCCATCATCCCCTCTGCCGCAGCTTCTGGTACGCCTTCTAAAGGAGGTCTTCCCACAGCAATATTCATTGCTATTTGTTCTTGCATTGACTGAGGAAGTTCTTCAATTGTAGCTTCTAAAACTCCACTTTTAATTGCCGCCACAAGAGCACTTCTTGCTTCTGCTTTTTGAGCTCCTTTGCCAGCCGTAAGTAACACATCTATATCAGTTACATCTAATTTGTTTGCTACTTTTCCCCCCAGTGTTCCAAGGATTCCTGTAATTACACCGCTTCCTACAGACAAAGCTGCTTGAGTTGGAGTTATTAAACCATCTTCTGATTGCTGTCTAATGTCTTCAGCCATAGCTCCTGTAGCAATTATTCCTTCGCCCGCACCGGTAGCTTTTACTGCATTTTTTTTAATTAACTCCTGAGTTGCTTTTACACCTAATCCCTTTTTCGCGCCATACTTGCCAACTTCTGTTAGTAATTTTTTACCTATTGCCCAACCACCTAGCATTTGCGGTAGAGTTCTAAGTATTGAATTTGAAAGTGCACCAGGATTAGTAGCTAATTCTTTAATTGTAGGAAGAAAACCTTTGACATCTGATAGTTCGCGTTCCGCTAATATCTGTTCGTCTGTTTTAAATGATTGAAGCCATTGAGTTAAGTCTGCTAAATCACCACCAAAAACATTATCAAGAGCGTAGTCCAACCCTTTACCTGCATATCCAAGTGTTGGTATATCAAATAAACCTACAGCTGCTTGGCCTAGTCCTACAAAACCTTGAGACAAAGATATAGCGCTGTCTAAAACAACTTTGTCAAAATAAGAACTTTCTTCATCTACAAAAGAGTTAGCTGACTGCTGTACAATATTATAGTCATCTGTACCTTTTTTATCTGAATTGGCATCTAACCAATCTTGATATTTATTTGATGTTTGTGTTGTAGGAGCTGGAGTTATAGCCTCTTTCTCTTCTGTAGAAGGGTCTACAAAAGAGTTAGCTGACTGCTGTACAGTATTATAATCTTCGGTACCAGCTAAATCAGGGTTAGCGTCTAACCAATCTTGATATTTATTTGATGTTTGTGCTGTAGGAGCTGGAGTTATAACTTCTTCTTTTACGGCTATTTCTTTTTTTACTACTTCTTGCCCATCTTCTTGTTCTACATCTTCAACTTCATCTTCTACAAAAGAGTTAGCTGACTGCTGTACAGTATTATAATCTTCGGTACCAGCTAAATCAGGGTTAGCGTCTAACCAATCTTGATATTTATTAGCCATATAATATATTATTTCGCTATTATGTTATCAGATTTTTTATCGTTTATTATTTTGCCACTCAAATCCTTTGTTACACCTGTTTTATAGTTATCAAGCGGCGTATCTGTTACTTCAGGAAGAACTAAATCTTTAGCTGTTCTAGTGGTTTGAGTCAACAAGTTTATTTGGTCTACAATAAATTTATTTAAAGTCTCTTGCATTTTTTTAGGGTCACGTTTAAAAGCTGCATTATACATGTCTTCGTTTTTAAAAGCTCCTTTTGCCAAGGAAAGAGCATTGTCAAAAGCCATATTGTATATGTTACTTTTATCTGACCCACTAGCGGCTAAAGCTTTTTGTACGTCTACATTGTACTGTAAATTAATCTTAGCTACTTCTATCATTTTATTATCTCTTTCTCTGACAGCACCACGAGCTTTTGTTATGTCACCTTTTAACAAATCATTTTCAGCTCTTTTAGAAGCCAGCGTTGCTTGTTTAATAAGTTTTTCTTCTTTTTTAACATCTTTTATATCTCTAACATATGAATCAACACCTGTTGTAGCTCCGGCGGCTATGTTTGTAAAAGCATTATCAGATGTGCCGCCCATCATACCTAAGCCGCCTTTAATCAACGCAAAGTTTAATGCATCATCTTCTTTCTCTTGAAGAGCTAACCTTTCTTCTTCTAAAGTTGCTCTATAATCTTTTTCAATATCTCTGTCATATCCAGCGTTCTTTAAAAACGCATCTTCTTCATCTATAGCTTTTTGTATAGTTAACTCTTGAGGCATAGTCATAGGACTGCGAACTGGAAGTGTTCCATAAGGGTCTTCAAAAGCGCTGTTGTCTGCCGGTGCAGGCGAAGGACCACCCTCTGCATACCCAATAATACCACCCCTTGCATAATTCTGACCTATATTAGGAGCGGGTAAATTAGCAATTCCAGTTTCAGTAATTGATTCTGACATTACTTCTTCTTGTGGCGCTGCCATTGGCGCTTGCATATTACTTGTTAAAGCGCCTATACCTTGAGGCGTTGTACTTTGTACCGCTTCAGCTAATACTTCTTCAGAAACAGTTTGTTTAGGTGCGCTAGCCATTTTTTCACGTATAGACTTACGACGCATTAACTCACCCGTAACTAAATATGGAGGCATAATACTAGGATTAGGTTGCTCCGCTAAACTTATAAGTTGTTTTTCACTGGAGTTTCTAGCTAGTTCTTGTTGTTGAATAATGTTCATAGTTAACCTTATTTTAAAGCGTTATATAAGCCTAAGCCTGATACGCCCATACCTGTAATTTGGGATGCAAGACTTGGAGCGGGTGTGTATTGTGTTTGAGTTGAACCTAATGCACCTGCAGTACCACGCAGTATGTTTGACTGGAACTCAAGCTGCTTCTTAGCGTAGTCTTGGTCTTCCATAAATTGTTGATAACCTAGGTTATCAATTTCTTGTTGTAGTGCTTGTTGTTCTGCACCTGAAGCTGCTTTAGCTTGTAGTAATTCTAGTTGAGATTTTTGTTCAGCTACAGATAGCGTACCCTTCTGTTGTGCCGCTTGTAGCCCTGATTGCATCCCGGCTAGGCCTAAATCTTTTTGTAGTCCGGCACCAAACTGGTCGCCTTGCTGCGTTAATTGTCTTCCTGATATATCTGCTTGTAAATTTTGTTGGTCCACTGTCATACCCGCAGCTCTATCTCTTTCAAATTGAGCTTGAGCATTTTGGTAAGCATCTTTGTCACCTTGGTAACCAATCTTAGCTAACTGTGTTTGTAAATCTCTACCAGCTTGCCCTTCCCTTAATGCCTGTCGTCCACCACCAAAAGTACCACGACTTATAGAACCCATTGCTCTACCCGACGCGGCAATTTCTGCATCTCGTCTAGCTTCTGCTTTAGCCATATCGGTAACATTAGTTCCATAAGGACTCATATATGTAGAAGCCGCAGTTGCATCAAATGTACCTGGTGCATCTATACCTAAATCTGCTACAGCTCCGGGAACATAACCGCTTGCTGCGGTTAATCCAGTTCGAGCAGCATCTGTACCATAACCCATTAATGTATCAGTAGAAGTAATAGACTCTTCAAATTCAGGTCTTGCATTTAGTCCTCGTATACCAGCTTGTACTGTTGTTTGGTCGTCAGTAAAACCTGCTAGTCTATCACCACTATAAGCGGGGTTAGCTTTAACTCCTGTAACTTTGCCTGCGCTATCTGTTTGATAAATTTCTTTACCTGTTTGTTTCATCAACTCTTCATAGAAAGGCTGAGCATATTCTGGTAAATCTGAGGAATAAGATTTAGATTCAGTAGGAGGGGGCGCACCACCACCACCTTTACCATACTCAAATAAACCTGTAGCTGGATTAACAGTACCTGAACCGCCTTGAGCTTTTAATAAAGCTGCTTCTTCAGTATTAATGTGAGCAAGAGTAGTA